GGTAGTGCTCGCAGCGCTCGCGCACCTGGGCCTTGGCGCGCTGGTAGCGGTCGCCGCGGATCTTCGGCATGGCGGTCACCTTCGGGCCACGGGTGGCGAGGTAGAGCAGGGTGGCGGCGTTCATGCGTGCGCTCCCGGCTGCAGGCGTTCGGCGATGCGGGCGAGGCCGCGCGGGGTGACCAGCACCTGGGTGGCGACCTTGTCCGGGCCTTCGGCGCGACTGATGGTGGTGACCTTGTGCTCCAGCAGGTCGGCCTGGAGCTTGTCCTGGTAGGCCGTCCACGCGGCGCTGCCGGTGCGGCGGTAGATCCAGCAGTGCTGCTTGAGCCAGCCGAACAGCTGCTTGGGCTGGATCTGCAGGGTCTTGGGGGCCAGCGTGATGCACATCGAGCCGGTGGCGTCGGCGATGCGCTCCAGTGCGGCGGCCTTGGGCTCCAGCTCGTGCACCTGGAGCTCCAGCGCGAGGCGCTCTTGCTCGGCGTCCATCGCCAGCTGAATCAAGTCCAGCCGGGTCAGCTTCGTGGGGTCGGTGCGCGGCGGCGCGGTGACCAGCGCGTCATAGGCGCGGATCACACGCAGGTTGAACGCGGGGCTGATCCACATGGCGTAGTGGTAGACCAGCTCGCGAACGACAAAGGTGCCCTGCTCGGCGGTGAAGCTGTTGACCGTGACAATCGGCTCCAAGTCATTGATTTGCTCGGAAGCCCGTTTTTGTTCCTCGGTGCGGAGGGCCTCGATAAGCTCGCGCGTGCTGTCGAGGCGCAGGAAGCGGTTGGGCTTGTCCTTGTCGTGGCCACCGCTGGCGCGGTGCAGGTCGTTGAGGCAGAAGCGGCCGGCTGCGTCCTGGCGGACGTGGATGCCGGCGACGGTGAGTGCGGCGGGAAGCTGGGTGGTGCTGGCCATCGGCTGCTCCGGAGAGCGCCCCGGGGTGGGGCGGATGGCTGGAGCCTACGGTATTCCGTTAGGCAGTGTCAACGGTATTCCGTGATGCCGATCAGACGGGCTTCCATTCCCAGGTGTCGAGCTTGCACTGCGTTGCATTCCGTGGGCCGAAGACCTTGAACTGCCCCACCATATTGGGCGGCAGAGGATCCGGACGCACAAAGCTGAAACCGGTGTCGACGAGATTTCCGGCGCGGTCGTAGAAGCTCACGTTGATCCGGAGGAACCGCATCGGAGAGAGCGTCGCATTGCGCACGGTGCCGGTAGCGAAGATCCCTGCGGAGTTGGAGCTGCAGGCCCAGTCGATTACCCGGACCTGGTCGCCGGTCTCTGCGCGTGGGCTGCTATCTTGGTCGGCTGGCGCGGCGCCTTCCCATGTCTTGACTGGGTCGTGGCACGGTGCGTTCGTGTACTCGAACCCGTCGCCCTTGGGGCACTTGTAAACCCGTTGTCCCGAGCTATCGGCAGGTGCGAGCGCCGCAGCTGTTGCAATGGCAGCCGCAAGGACTGCGGGGGATATGCACCGAGTGCGCATTGATCATTCCTCCCAGCTCCCGACCCACCTGACCCGGCCAATGATCTCGAAGTCGTGATGATCTTCGATCGCGATCGGGTCGCGCCACTTTGGATCGTACAGGTTGTCGCTGCACAGGAACCACTGCCTGCCGAGGCGTTTCAGGCGTTTGGCGTAGTAGCGACCTTCCCAGCGAACCATGAAGATTGCGTCGTGAATGGGGTCTGTTTCGGCGGTGTTGACCAGTAGCGCATCACCGTTCCGGATGCGCGGCTCCATCGAGTCGCCATTGCCGTAGAAAACCAGGAGCTTGTCGGAACTAAGGCGCTTGCGGGCCAGGCTGTCTCGCCGGAACTTGAGGCGGTGAGTGTCGGCATACTCATCCAGATCGGCGCCGTCGCCGAGCGCTGCATTCTGGGTGCTTGCCTCGATGTCATCCCAGTCGGGATCTTCCTGCGCGGCTTCCTTCGGCCCACGCCCGGTCTCTAGCCACTCGGGGCGAACGCCGAGCGATGCCGCGATGTGGTGAAGCTTGGTCGTGCTCTTTGAGAGCCCAAGCTCCAGGTCAGACAGCGTAGAGACGGCGATTCCGGCCGCTTTGGCCAGCTTGACGCGCGAGATGTTGTAGCGCTCGCGCTCGTCGCGAATCCGTTGTCCGACAGTGGTCATGGCCGGATTGGAACGGAAAGCCGTAACGGGATGCCGTTGACGAAGGCTCACGGAATACCGTAGTCTCGGCTCCGCTATGACGACATGGTCGCAACGAGTCATCGAACTAGAGGCCGCCGGGCGGTCGATCACGGCCATCGCGGCCGAGGTCGGCATGAGCCAGCAGGCGCTTTCCGACGTGAAGGCTGGGCGCAGCAAAGAGCCCCGCGGCATGGCTGCCGTCCGCCTGCACGCCCTTCACTCCGCGCTGGTGGCTCAGAACGCCGCCGACGCGCCCGAGCAAGATGAGGCCGCCTGACATGCGCGTGCTACTGGCTGCCCATGATTTCCCGGCGGGCCACCTCGGCTTCCCAGACTGCTCGCCTCGCCTCGGCTGCCGCGAGCGCATCGCCGAATACCTGCGGATGCAGTGGCGGATTCAGCAGCGGCTGGCCCCGTCTCCCCGCGGTGGAAGTGAACGCGACGGCGTCGCGCGATCAACGGGAGTCGAGTCGGGGGCCGGGCGCGGGTCCTTCCCCGACCTCGGCCCATGCGGGTTGCGAGGCCGCAATTCCTGTGTAAACAGAGGCGCGGCAAAGGACTGAACGTGGCGGCCAACTACGACGACGTATTCAACCAGATCACCGCGGCCGGCCTGATCATCAGCGGCACCCTGGACGTGGGTCGCTTCCGCCGCGTGCGCGTGGAAGGGCAGGGCAAGGAAAAGCGCGGCTGGTACCACCTGCATGAGATCCAGGGCCGAAGCGGTGAGCCGCTGCTGGTCGGCAGCTTCGGGATCTGGCACGGCAACGACAACGGCGCGCAGAAGATCGAGCTGCGCAAGACCGAGTTCGACCCGGAGCAGCTGGCCGCGATCAAGAGGCGCCTCGCGGAGGACCGCAAGCGCGAGGCGCTGGAGCGCAAGAAGTCGCAGGAGCAGGCCGCGCGCCGTGCGCAGGCTGCCTGGGCGAAGCTGTCGGTGGTGGGCGACTCGCCCTACCTCGACGCCAAGAACGTCGGCGCCCACGGGCTGCGCTTCACCGAGCGCGGCACGGCCGTGCTGCCGATCTGCGACACCGCCGGGGTCATCCAGGGGCTGCAGTTCCTCCGCACCGCCAAGCAGGCCGACGAGGCCCGACGCCCGGCCAAGGAGTTCTGGCCGGCGGGCCTGGCCAAGAAAGGGCACTTCCACATGCTCGGCGTGCCCGGCGAGATCATCGCCGTGGCCGAGGGCTACGCCACCGCGGCGACGATCCACGAGGCCACCGGCCTGGCGGTCGCCTGCGCCTTCGACGCCGGCAACCTGTCGCCGGTGTGCGCGGCGCTGCGCAAGCGCTACCGCACCGCGCGCATCCTGATCTGCGCTGACGACGACAGCCTGGCGGCCTGCACCCACTGCAGCACCCGCATCAGCCTGGCCGAGCACCCGACGACCTGCCCGAGCTGCGGCCAGCTGCACGCGCGCGCCAACGCCGGCATCACCTGCGCCAGTGCTGCGGCCCTCGAGGTGGGCGGTCACTGGGTGGCCCCCACCTGGCCCGACCCAGCCGCCCGCCTCGAGTGGTACCGCACCAGCGGCGCCAAGCCCACCGACTTCAACGACCTCGCCGCACTCACCACCGCCGCCACCGTGCGCCACCAGGTGCAGGAGGCCATCGCCGGCAAGGGCTGGACGGTGAAGCGCGCCCAGGCGCGGGGCACCGACACCGAGGGGGACGGGGAAGCGCTGCGCACCCTCGACAGCCTCGACGAAATGCTCACCCGCTACGCGCTGATCTACGGCCAGGGCGGCGTGGTATTCGATCGCGCCGAGCACCGCATGGTGTCGCTGTCCGACATGCGCGACCTCTGCCAGCGGCGCGAGCTGCACCGCGCCTGGATGGAACACCCCGCGCGCCAGGTGGTGCGCGTCGACAACGTCGGCTTCGACCCGGCCGGCGATGACCCGCAGATCACCTGCAACCTGTGGAGCGGCTGGCCGACCGAGCCGCGCGCCGGCGACTGCACCCGCCTGCTCGAGCTGCTGCGCTACATGTGCAGCAGGGACACCAACCCGGAGTACCTATACCGCTGGGTGCTGCGCTGGATCGCGTACCCCATCCAGCACCCCGGCGCCAAGATGAAGACCGCGCTGGTGGTGCACGGCCCGCAGGGCGCCGGAAAAAACATGTTCTTCGAGGTGCTCATGTCGATCTACGGCCGCTACGGCCGGGTGATCGGCCAGAACGACGTCGAGGATAGGTTCAACGACTGGGCGTCGCGCAAGCTGTTCCTCATTGCCGACGAGGTGGTGGCGAGGAGTGACCTGTACCACATCAAGAACAAGCTCAAGGCGTTCATCACCGGCGACTGGATCCGCATCAACCCCAAGGGCTTCTCCGCCTACGACGAGCGCAACCACGTCAACGTGGTGTTCCTGAGCAACGAGGCGATGCCCGTGGTGCTCGAGGAGGACGACCGCCGCCACGCGGTGATCTGGACGCCCGAGAAGCTCGGGCCCGGCTACTACGCCAGCGTGATGGCCGAGATCGCCAACGGCGGCGCCGCGGCTCTGCATGACTACCTGCTCAACCTGGACCTCGGCGACTTCACGCCGGGCACCTTGCCGCCGATCACCCAGGCGAAGGCCGAGCTTATCGAGCTGTCGCGCGACTCCACCAGCCGTTTCGTCTACGAGCTGCTGGCCGGCAACATTCCGCCGCTGAGCGCCCGGCCGGCGCTGACCTCCGACGCCTACGAGGCATACCGCTTGTGGTGCGGACGCACCGGCAACCGCGCGGCGCCCGTGCAAAAGCTGGTCAACGTGCTCGCCAGGCATCACCGCATCGGAAGCGATCGGACCCGCTACGACATGGACGGCAAGACCCTCGGCCCGCACGGCGTCCTGATGCTTGCTGGCGGCAACACCCCGCCCATCGACGGCGTGGGCGTCGTCCAGGATCGAATCGAGCCGCACGCCGGGGCCTGTCGGCGCGAATGGCTGGGCCGCCACATCAAGCAATTCGCCGGGGATCTGGCCGACTACCGGGAGGCAGGCAAGTCATGACCTGTGGACAAGTGCGGCCTGTGCGGTCTGTTGTGCGCCCTGCTGAGCGGGCTGAAACCCGCGCCGTTATTGGGTTGTGCGGCCTGTGCGGCTTCCCGCTTAGCGCCTGCGCGGGCGCGTGCGGGCGCGTGCGCAGGCGCAGGCGCGCGGCGCGTGCGTGCGTATGCGTAGCCCGCACAGCCCGCACAGCGTGTATCCATGCCGCCTGCAGGCCGCACGCATACCCGCACAGGTGCCCGCACAGCCCGCACAATCGCGCGCGCGCGCCGGGTTCTACTTTCCTGATCCGTCAAAAAGTGATGGTGGTGGAGGGCGCGACCCATGGCCGCTGATCGCCTGGTGAAGTTCAGCGCCCTGGCGCAGCATCTTGGCGTGGCGCGCAGCTACGTCACCGAGCTGCGCCACGCCGGCCGGCTCGCGCTGTCCGACGACGGCCGCCGCTGCTGGCTGCACGCCAGCGTCCAGCGCATCGAGGCCACGCGCGACCCGGCGCAGGACGTGACCCGCGCCCGGCACGCCGAGGCCCGCGCTACCGCGCCGGAATCCGCCCAGGCCCACGCCGATCCCACGCCGTCCGCTACGGCTCCCACCGCCGCGGCGGGGGATGTCGGCGGCAGCTACCAGGCCGCGCGGGCCGTCAAGGAGCGCTACCTCGCGCTCGAAGCCAAGCGCGCCTACGAGCAGGCCACGGGCAAGCTGGTCGCCGCCGAGGACGTCCGCCACGCCCTCGCCAACGCCGCCACCACGCTCCGCGTGCGCCTGGAAACCCTGCCCGGCAGCCTCGCCGCCCAGCTCGCCGCCGCGCGCGACGAGGCGCGAATCCGCGCCCTGCTCGCCGATGAGGTCGAAGCGCTGCTGGCCGAACTATCCCGCAGTTTCGCCACCATCGGCCAGGAGGCCAGCGCATGACCCAATCCCGCACCGCGTCTGCCGTCGAGGCCGTCGCCAACGTCGCCATCGGCTTCGGCATCGCCTGGCTCGCCACCCTGGTCGTGTTGCCCGCGGTCGGCGTGCCCGTGAACGCCGCGCAGGGTTTCTGGATCACCTGCGCCTTTACCGTGATCAGCCTGGTGCGGTCCTACCTGCTGCGCCGGCTGTTCAACCGGCTGCACGCCGCGAGTCTCGCCCGATGATTACCACGCCCGACCGCATCGAGCACCTCGCCGTCGCCTCCCTGGTGCCCTACGCGCGCAACAGCCGCACCCACAGCCCGGAGCAGGTGGGGCAGATCGCCGCCAGCATCCGCGAGTTCGGGTTCACCAACCCGGTGCTGGTCGACGAGCACGGCGGCATCATCGCCGGCCACGGGCGGGTGATGGCCGCGCAGTCGATCGGCCTCGATCGCGTGCCCTGCATCCGCCTTGCGCACCTCAGCGAAGCGCAGCGCCGCGCCTACGTCATCGCCGACAACAAGCTGGCGCTGAATGCAGGATGGGACGACGCCGTGCTGGCCGCCGAGCTGCGCGAGCTGCAGGGCGATGGGTTTGACCTTGGCCTCACCGGCTTCGGCGACGACGAGATTGCTGAGCTGCTGGCGGCAGCGGCCAAGGTTGAGACGCAGAAGGACGCCGACGCTGTTCCACCGGCCAAGCCTGACGCGCCCGTGGCCGCCACCGGAGACGTGTGGCTGTTGGGCCGCCACCGGCTGGTCTGCGGGGACTCCACAGACCCGGCCTGCTATCAGTCGCTGCTCAAGGGCGAGCGCGTCGACGCGGTCTGGACCGACCCGCCATACAACGTCGCCTACGAGACCAAGGCGGGCTCCATCGCCAACGACGACCTCAGCGACGCCGCCTTTCGGGCTTTCCTCGACAGCGTGTTCCGTTGCATCGCTGGCGTGATGAAGCCGGGCGCTGCCATCTACGTGGCTCATGCAGATACGGAGGGCCTTAACTTCCGCGCTTCGTTCCTGTCTGCCGGGCTCAAGCTGTCGGGGTGCCTCATCTGGCGAAAGGACGCGCTTGTCCTGGGGCGCAGCGACTACCAGTGGATTCACGAGCCCATTCTCTACGGCTGGCTGCCAGGCAAGGCGCACACATGGCGAGGCGGGCGGAAGCAGACGACCGTGCTCGATTCTGGACCGCAGTCGCCATTCACCCGCCTCGAGGACGGCCGCTACTGCATCACCCTGGGTGAGCAGCGCCTTATCGTCGACGGCGGTGCCACGCTTGAATGGATTGAGGGCTCGATCCTTCAAGAGGCACGCCCAAAGCGCAACGACGTGCATCCGACCATGAAGCCGGTTGCGCTGATCGAGCGCATGCTCCGCAACAGCGCAAGGGGGGGGGCGGTGGTGCTCGACGCCTTCGGCGGATCGGGGTCGACCCTCATGGCAGCAGAGCGCCTTGGCATGGCGGCGCGCCTGCTGGAGCTGTCACCGATCTACTGCGACGTCATTATCCGCCGCTGGCAGGACTACACCGGGCAGCCCGCCACGCTAGAAGGCGACGGCCGCACCTTCGCGCAGATCGCCAAGGCGCGCGGCGCTGACTGATGCTCGCCTCCGCGCCAGCTCTGGTCCGCACCACCCTAGCCCGCACGCTGGCCCCGCGCCGCCCGGTCACGGTGTCGCAGTGGGCCGACGCGCATCGCGTGCTGTCGCGCAAGGCCAGCCCGGAGCCGGGCCGCTGGCGCACCGATCGCAACCCGATCCTGCGCGAGCCGATGGACGCGCTCAGCGACCGCAGCACCGTGCGCGAGGTGGTGCTGTGTTTCCCGATCCAGCTCGGGAAAACAGAGGTCGCGCTGAACTTCCTCGGCTGGATCATGGACCACCAGCCCGGCCCGGTGATGGTCTGCCTGCCGGCCGAAGTGAGCATGAGCAAGTGGATCAGCCAGAAGCTGCAGCCGCTGATCGAAGAGACAGAGCCGGTGCGTGCCGCGCTCACCAGCACTGCCACGCGCGACGGCGCCAACCGGCGCGAGTTCAAAGACTTCCTTGGCGGGCAGCTCTACCTGGAGCACGCCGGCAGCCCGGCGCGGCTCAAGTCGACCACCGTGCGTTACCTGGTGGTCGACGAACTGGACGAGTTCGCGCGCGAGCTCCGTAGCGGCGATGACCCGGTCGATATGCTGGAGGGCCGCGTCAGCGCCTACCCGACCACGCACAAGCGGCTGTATATCAGTACCCCGCAGATCCGCGGCGTATCGCGCATCGAGCAGCGCTATGAGCTGAGCGACCAGCGCCGCTGCCATGTGCCGTGCCCGCACTGCGGCGCCTGGCAGCCGCTGGAATGGTCCGGGCTGGTGTGGACGGTAGACCCGCACGATCCGCACCAGGTGATCGACGCGCAGTACGCCTGCCGCGACTGCGGCGCCCTGATCGACGAAAGCTGCAAGCCCGCCATGCTGGCCCAGCACCAGTGGATCCCGCAGCGCCCGGAGCGCAGCAGCTACCACCGCGGCTACCAGATCAACGGGCTCTACTACCCGCTCGGCCTCGGCCCGCGCTGGCGTGACCTCGCCCGCATGTGGCTGGCCGCGCAAAGCGACCCGGCCAAGCTCAAGACGTTCGTGAACGACCGCCTGGCCGAGACCTGGGAAGACCCGGCCATGCGCGCGGTCAAGCACAACATCATCGCCGACCGCGCCGAGCCCTACCGACTGCGCAGCGCGCCGGACGGCGTTCTGGCCGTCACCGCCGGCGTCGACACGCAGGACAACCGCCTGGCCGTGCAGATCGTCGGCTGGGGCCGCGGCCTGTCCTGCTGGGTGCTCGACTACATCGAGCTGCCCGGCGACCCTGCCGAGGATGCCGTCTGGGCCGACCTCACCGCGCTGCTGAATCGCCCGATCGAGCACGCCAGCGGCGGGCTGATCCGCGTCGATGCCGTCGCCATCGACGCCGGCGGCCACCGCACCGAAGCCGTAAAGGCCTACTGCCGCCGCCGCGTCATCCGCCGGCCCATGTGCATCTTCGGCGCGGTGCCCAACAACGCGCCGGTAATCAGCAAGGGCAAGTTGCAGGACATCAACTGGCGCGGCCAGCTCGACAAGCGCGGCGTGACGATTCACCACGTCGGCACCGTGGCGATCAAGCACCTGCTCTACGCCCGGCTCAGCACCGACGCCGAGAAGGCCGCCGAGCTGCGCCAGGTACACCTCAGCGACGAGCTGGATCAGGACTACTTCGCCGGCCTTGTCAGCGAGACGTACAACCCTGCAAAAAACCGCTTCGAGAAGCGCCGCGGCGCCGCCCGCAACGAGCCCCTCGACACCTGGGTGTACGCCTACGCCGCCACCCACCACCCCGAGCTGCGCCTGCACCGCCGCAGCAAGGCCGACTGGGATGCGGCGGCGGGAAGGGTGGGGAGGGCGGCCAAGACACCCGACTCGCCATCGGGATCGGATCATCTTCCGCCTGTCGCGTCGGCATCCCGCCCTCCCCTGACACCACCAACCCCCAAGCCTGCCAACTTCCCGCGGAGATGGTGACATGCCCGAACGTGTATTTCGCAACGCATCCCCGCCCGATGGCCAGCCCATCGCCGAGTCCGACGTGATCGGGCAGATCCTGGAGCGCCTGGAATCGGGTGCCAGTGCCGACCAACTGCGGCGCGAGTTTGGTGGTGATCGGGTCTATATTCCGTCGCGCCCGCACCTGACCGACGCCCACCGCAGGCAGATTGCTGCCGAGCTGCAGAGGTCGACCGCCGCTCAGGTAGCCAAGCGCTGGGGGATCAGCGAGCGGCAGGCATACCGCATCCGTCGGCAGTCGCGGCGCGACATGTAGGCCGACACCCTGACATTTTGGCTTGAATGTCAGGGTGGGGCACCCGCAGGGTGTGGGACGACCGCGGAGCAGACATATGGCATTAACCCAAACTGACCTCGACCAGCTTGACGCCGCCATTGCCACCGGCACGCTGACCGTGGAACTGGCCGGCCGGCGCATCACTTATCGGAGCGTCGACGAGTTGCTGGCCGCCAGGGCGCATGTGGCCAGTGTGCTCGCGCACGCCGGCACCGATGCTGTGGGCACCCGCAAGTCCGGCAGCACCTACCGCTACACCTTCTTGACGGCGAGGGGCGAGTGATGGCCAAGCCGGGCAAGAAGGCGGCTGGGAAGGCCGACAAGCGCGCCGCGAAGCCAGTCGCTGCCAAGGGTAGGGCCTATGAGGGCGCGAGCCCGCGCGACGGCTGGCGGCCGCGCAGGGCCGGTGCCAGCGCCAACACCGACCACCGCGCCGACGCAGGCTCCCTGCGCGCTCGCGCCCGCTCGCTGGTCCAGAACGTGCCCTACATCGCCCGCGGCCTGCAGGCGCTGGTCAGTGCCACCGTCGGCACGGGCATATCGCCGCGCAGCATGGCCCCGCGCAAACGCGACGCAAAGCGGCTCGATGAGCTGTGGTCGCTGTGGGGCAGTCGCGCCGATGCCGACGGGCTATTCGACGTCTACGGGCTGGAAGCGGCGGCCTACAGGGCGATGGAACAGGACGGTGAGGTGCTGATTCGGCGTCGGCAGCGGCGCCCGGAAGATGGCCTCGCGGTGCCACTGCAGTTGCAACTGCTGGAGGTCGACTGGCTCGATAGCGCCAAGCAGGCATCTCTGGCGGGCGGTGCGCGAATCGTCAACGGCATTCAGTACGACGGCATCGGCCGGATCAGCGGGTACTGGCTGTTCGACGGCCACCCTGGCGATCAGTTCAGCACGCCAGCGCGCACGGCCAGCCGATTCGTTCCGGCCAGCGAGATCATCCACCTGTTTGCGCCGTCGCGGCCTGGTCAGGGTCGCGGCATCACGCGACTGGCGCCGGTCATCGCCCGAGCGCGGGATCTGATGCTCTACGAAGACGCCGAGCTGCAGCGCAAGAACTTGGAAACCCGGCTCGGCATCGTCGCCACGGGCGACCCGGCGTCGATGGCGAACCCGCGAGACTACAGCATGGGGCCGGGCAACGGCGGTGAAACGCCCACCGCGGCCAGCCCGGCGCATGCTCGTCAGGATGGCGACCTTGGTCAGCTACCAAGCGGCGGCATCACCGAGCTGCCGCCCGGCCTGCAGTTGACGCAGATCGACCCCAAAGCTGCGCCCGGGATGGTCGACTACTGCAAGTGGCAGCTGCACATGATCGCCGCCGGCATCGGGGTGCCCTATGAGTCGATGACCGGCGACATGCGCGAGGTCAACTTCAGCAGCGCGCGGGTGCGCCTGATCGACTTCCGCCGCGATTGCGAGCAGATGCAGTGGCTGGTGCTGATCCCGAAGATGATGCAGCGCATCTGGCAGTGGTTCGTCGACGCGGTGGCGCTGGCCGGCGAGCTGCCGCGGCCGGAGTACGCCGTCGACTGGAGCACACCGCGTTGGGATTACGTCAATCCCGAGCAGGATGTGAAGGCAGAGCTGGCAGCGATCGGTGGCGGGTTGCTGACGGTCAGTGAGGCGTTACGTCGACGCGGCTACAAGCCCGACGATGTGTTCAGCGAGTTGGGCAGCGACTTCGACAAGCTGAAGCGGTCGGGCGCGCTCGAAATGATGAGCTACCTCGCCACCAAAGCGAACCCGCCAGCACCCTGACATTTTGCCTTAAATGTCAGGGTGCAATGCCCGTAGCGTGCGGGCATGGACAAGCAAACCCGACTGCTGCCAGCGCAGACTCGCCTGGCCACGCTGCAACCGGCCACCTTCGATGCCGAGGCCCGTACCGTCGAGGTGATCTGGACGACCGGCGCCAGGGTCCGGCGCTACAGCTTCTGGGACGACGAGCACTACGACGAGGAGCTGTCGCTCGCCGGCCAGGCGGTCGACATGCAGCGGCTCACATCGGGCACTGCGCCGGTGCTCGACAACCATCGCGTGATGGGCAGCATCGCCAACCAGATCGGCGTCGTCGAACGCGCATGGATCGATGGCGAGGTCGGTCGTGCCGTCGTGCGGTTCAGCAACCGGCCCGAGCTAACCGGCCTTGTCGACGACATCCGCAGCGGAATCATCCGCAACATTTCGGTCGGCTACACCGTCCGCAGGTACGAGGTGACTCGCGAGCAGGGCCAGGTCGCGCTGTACCGCGCCGTTGACTGGCAGCCGCATGAGTTGAGCTTTGTCACAGTGCCTGCCGATGCGGCAGCCACCACCCGAGCAAACAACGAGCAGGGCGCGCCCTGCGAGTTCATCCGCGCCCTGCCGGCGCATCGCAACGAGGACCCCGCAATGACTGACAACGCTTCGGCGGCTGATGCCGCCCCCGCCGCCGAGGCGGTGCAGACCGAAACTCACACTGCCAAGCAGACCGAAACTCACACTGCCGAGCAGACCGCCTCGCGCGCCGCCGAAATCGTGGAGCTGGCCGGCCGCCACGGCTTCGCCGAGAAGGCGGTCGGCTGGATTCGAGGCAATCTCAGCGTCGACGAAGTGCGCAAGCACATCCTCGACAGCCTGGAAGCCCGCGACCGCGCGGCCGGTGGCCACCACAATCGCGTCGAGATCGTCCAGGACGAAGCCGAGAAGATCCGCGCCGCGGCCGAACAGGTCATCCTGCACCGCGCCCGCGCTTTCGACCCGGCCACCCGCAAGCCGGTGATGATCGAGCATGGCAACCCGTGCCGCGGAATGAGCTTGCTCGACATGGCGCGCGAGTCGCTGGTGCGCGCCGGTGTGCGCGTCGCCGGGCTGAAAAAGCATGAGCTGGTCGGCCGTGCGTTCACGCAGAGCGCGAGCGACTTTCCGATCCTGCTCGAAAGCGCCATGCACAAGACGCTGCAGGGCGCCTACGCCACCACCGCGGATACCTGGTCGCGCTTCTGCGCTATCGGCACCTGCAGCGACTTCCGGGCGCACCCTCGCTACCGCGTCGGCAGCATCGGCAACATTTCCGCCGTGAGCGAACTGGGTGAGTTCGAGAACAAGACCATCCCGGACGGCGAAAAGGAAACCCAGAAGCTCAGCACCAAGGGCGGCATCATCACTATCTCGCGCAAGGCCATCATCGACGACGACCTCGGTGCTTTCGTCGGCATCGCCGCTCAGCTTGGCCGTGCCGCGCGGCGCACCATCGAGGCTGATGTCTACGCCCTGCTGGCCGCCAATCCGACGATGAGCGATGGCGTGGCACTGTTCCACGCGAGTCACGGCAACCTCGGCACCGGCGGCGCCCCCAGCGTCACCACCCTGCAGGAAGCCCGCAAGCTGCTGATGACGCAGAAGGACCCGTCCGGTAACGACTACCTCGACCTGCAGCCGGCGCTCTGGCTCGGCCCGCTCGCCACCGGCGTCGATGTGCGCGTGGCCAACGATGCACAGTACGACCCCGACACCAGCAACAAGCTGCAGAAGCCCAACTCGGTGCGCGGCATGTTCCGCGACGTGATTGACACACCGCGCATTTCCGGCACCACCTGGTACGTGTTCGCTGCGCCCGCCGATGCGCCGGTAATCGAGGTCGCGTTCCTCGACGGCGAGGATTCCCCGTTCCTCGAGATGGAGGAAGGATTCAGCCAGGACGGATCGCGCTGGAAGGTGCGGCTCGACTTCGGCGTCGCGGCGGTCGACTACCGCGGTGCCGTGCGCAACGCCGGCGCGTAATCAACGGGCTGCCGGCCAGCCCGGCAGCCATGACTCACTGACGAGGATCGAAAGTCATGGCAAATAACATCTACAACAGCAACCACATGCAGGTGACGCAGTGGACCAACGGCACCGGCGGCGCTGTGTCGTCCGGGGACATCGTGGTCCTGGGTGGCACCGGCAATGCAACCTTGGCCGTCGCGCTAGTCGATATTGCCGACAACGCATCCGGCAGCGTCGGCTTCAACTGCGGGGTCACCGCCGCCAAGGTCAGTGCAGCGGTATTCAAAAAGGGCGAGTCCCTGACATGGGACGCCAGCGCCAGCGCGTTTGACGACAACGCCGCCACCCCGGCGGCAGGCGACGTGGCTGGCGCAGCTGCGCGCGCCGATGCGGATGGCGCAA